ACTTAATTGTATCTTTAAAAGAGAAGAAGTTTAATGATATGAGAAAGTGGGTGGTTCAAAACCTAGACAAAGAGGCCGCTTTTCTATTCAAAACTATCTATGAAGTGCTTTACACAGCACTAGATTCTAAATCTATACCTCAATCAATATTAATTTTAGCTGGATATCAATATAAATCTGCTTTTGTAGCAGACCAAGAGATAAATATGGTCGCTTGTTTAACAGAAATAATGGCAAGTTGTAAATTTAAATGAGTAATGACAAAAAATTAAGTGAAACCCAAAAAGCAAATCAAAGCAAAATCCTTAAAGATAATCCTGAAGCAAAAAAAGGACAAAAAGAAATAGCTAAAGCCGTAATATCAGTAATTAAAAAATTAAAAAGTCATTATGATTCTTCATTTATTAATTTTCATTGGGTTAAAAAAGTACCACAAAAGGCTATAATAGATTCAACTAAAAAATATTTTGGTTTAAATCACAATTATTATGAAGGTGACGATTCATATATACTACCAGATGGCGGTGTAGTTTACTGTGAAATACAAAATCAAAAATATATGACAATAAATTGTTTTCCATTATTTTGTTCTGAATACAAAAAACAAGGTACAGATCCAGATCAGGCAAAAGGAAATGCAATTGAAAGAGCATTTAAAAACTTGTCAGAATATAAATTACTTACTATAAATCAAATGTTTTCTTCATATTATTTATTTTGTTCAGGCTCAGATTTTGAAGAAGGCTCATCTATTAGAGATAGACTAACATCAGCTACTCTTAAAAGACCATTTAATATAAGTTATTATGAAAAAATAAAAGGAGAATCATCCGCTTCAGTATATTTAAATCTTAAAACTTGGACTTGTGATGAAATGGTTGATATAATGTTTAAAGATTCAGTAAATATAATAGATAAATATATTATGAACACATCAATTAAAGAAACAGGAATAGTTTTTGAACAACTAACTAAATATAATGACTGATAATCAATTAATTAATTTAAATCAATCATACTTTACAGATCAAATTATTACATATTTGGGCAATAAAAGAAAATTGCTATCACATATAAATCTTGCTATTGAAGAAATAAAATTAAATTTGAATAAAAATTATATTAATAGTTTTGATGGATTTTCAGGTTCTGGTGTAGTAAGTAGATTATTAAAAATACATAGTAATAAACTAATTGTTAATGATTTAGAATACTATTGTTATGTTATTAATAAATGTTATTTATCTAATTTAGATGCAACACAAATAAATGAAATAAAAGACAAAATTGATTACTTAAATAGTGAAAGAAAAAACTACAATAAAAAAGGTTTTATTGAAAAATTATATTGTTCTGAAAATGATGATAGCATACAAGTGGGTGAAAGATTATTTTTTACAAATGAAAATGGTAAAATAATAGATTACCTAAGAAGTTTAATTAAAGATAATGATTATTATTCTCTTTCTTCCTTACTATATAAAGTATCTGTACATAATAATACATCTGGCGTTTTTAAAGGATTTTATAAAAACACAGAAACAAACAAAGGACAATTTGGGGGAAATGCTAAAAACGCTTTAAGAAGAATTACAAAAACTATTGAATTGAGTTATCCAATATTTTTTAAAAATCGATGTCAAACTATTATTAAACAAAAAGATACAAATATATTAGTAAAAGATATAGAAAATGAGAATATAGATATAACTTATTACGATCCACCTTATAACGAACATCCATATGGATCTAATTATTTTATGTTAAATTGTATTGCAAAAAATAAAGAACCAAAAACGATAAGTAAAGTTTCTGGTATACCTATAGATTGGAATAAATCAAATTATAATAAAAAAATATTAGCTATTGAATCTTTAAATAATTTAATAAAAAATACACCTTCTAAATATATTATAACTTCATATAGTAGCGAAGGACATATAAATTATTCTGAAATTATAAGTATAATGAATAAATATGGTAAATTAAATATAAAAGAAATAGATTACAGTAATTTTAAAGCAGCTAGAACTCAAAAAGCTAGAGAGAAAAAAATAAAAGAGTATCTATTTGTTTTAGAAAAAAAATAATTAATACAATGGCAAGAAGAACATTATTTAGAAGTTTGATAGTTAAATTAAGAATGTGGTATGCCGATATACGAGGTCATCATGGTAAGAGATGGGATTACGAACCAGGTGATTATTATATGGGAAGTCATAAAGGACATTTAAAACATCAACGAAAAAAATAGAAAGTTAAGTTTATATTATGTATCAATTATCAGACTATCTTAATGCGATCAATTTCACTAAAGAAAAATTACTAGATACAGACGACCTTACGTGGGAAAAGAAGTATCCACCGTTTATAATTAACAAGTGTTTATCAATGTTTTATGATTGTATAGCACAAGTTAATGAGATGAATGGCTATCATTTCCTGGATAAGAAAACACAGTTCCATTTTCTACTAAATAGTATAAGAAAAAGAAAACGATTTGGTGGTAAGTGGTTATCACAAACCAAGTTGAAGAATTTAGAGTGTGTAAAAGAGTATTATGGCTACAGTAATGAGAAGGCCAAACAAGCTCTCAACATACTAAAAGACGAACAAATTGAATTTATAAAAGAGTCCTTGAATAAAGGTGGGAGAAAAAAATGAGTGAAGAAATTATTAGTTGGTCGCCTGACAGTATGTTAGAGGTAACACTCAAACAACCAGACGACTTTCTTAAAGTAAGAGAAACATTAACTAGAATAGGTGTTGCTAGTAGAAAAGACAAAACACTTTATCAATCGTGCCATATACTACACAAACAAGGTAGATATTTCATAACACATTTCAAAGAACTATTTGCTTTAGATGGTAAGAAGGCCACATTGGTAGAAAATGATATACAAAGAAGAAACACAATTACTATTCTTTTACAAGATTGGAATTTAATTGACATAGTAAAACCTGCTGAAGCTGAAAACAAAGCTCCATTAAGTCAAATTAAAGTATTACCTTTTAAAGAAAAGAAAGAATGGACGCTATCAGCTAAATATAATATTGGAAAGAAAATTGAAGAATATAAAGATAAAGTAAAATTAGAGAATGAATAAATGTTGGTTTCAAAATTTAGAGAATATATAGCAGAACAGAATCCAGGTCGTAAAGATAAACCTATTACGGTTGCTATTCTTACGAAGTCTAGTCCAGATGTTAAAAAACAAAAATCAGGTAGCTCTCCAAAAAAAGAATTAACAGTCGGTTTAATAGAAAAGGCCTGTAAGAAAAAAGGTTTTGATTGTATTGTTATTAACACCAAACACGCTATCATCACAGGTAAAGATGAAGATAGAAATACTTTAACCATTTATAATTATGATGGTAAAGATTCGGAACACACATTTGTAGGTAAAGATACAGTTTGTATAACAAGAGCAGGTTCAATTGAAGATGAAGCTGGATTATCTTTAGTATCTGCCTTTCAAAATTCAGCAGCATTTATGGTAAATACAAGATCAGCTATGTTGACTTGTGATAATAAATTAACAACAGCATTATTGTTTGAGAAGTTTGGTATACCTACACCAAAAACATCATTTGTTTCTAACGAAAAAAATATAAAAGACGCAGTAAAATTAATTGGTGGTAAGTTTCCTATTATACTTAAAACATTAACCGGTACACAAGGTATTGGTGTAATCAAAATTACAAGTATAGATTCTTTAGTAGCTACAATACAAGCATTATGGAAACATGACGCAGAGATATTAATACAAGAATATATGGAAATAGATGGTGATATAAGAACAATTGTTGTTGACAATAAAATATTTGCCTCAACAAATAGAATATCAGCAAAAGGAGAGTTTAGATCAAATACTCATAGAGGTGCTACACCAAAACCTTATAAGTTAAGTGAAGAAGAACAAGAGATCATTTTAAAGGCGGCTAGAGTGTCTAAAGCTTATCTTGTAGGAGTAGATCATATAGTTTACAAGGGTAAACCTTATGTGTTAGAGATCAATGGTAGTCCAGGTTCAGGAGCAGAATACGAGGGTTATCAATATAAAGATTATTATTCAGAACCAGAACCATCAGGAGTTATTAATGGTGAAAAATTAATGTATGATATTATAGATTGGGTATCAAAACGAAGCCATTGGGATAGACAATCAATTGCTGAATGTGGTTGGTTAGAAACAGTTGAACTAGATGAAGTGGGAAAAGTAAGAGTTAAGTTTGATACAGGTAATGGATCAAAGGCTTGTGCTCTACACGCAGATGAAATTTTAGAAGAAGGCAAAACTATTAAATGGAAATATGATGGAAAAACATTTAGTAAACCAAGACATGGTATAAGTAAAGTTTATAGAGCAAATGCTGATGGTGAAGAACCATCGGAAACAAGGCCAACTATATTAATGGATATTACTTTTAATGGATTTACTTACAAAGATATAGAAGTTGGTTTAGACGCTAGACCAAGATCAGGTTCAGATTTATTAGTTAATAGAGATTTAATGCGTCAAATGAATATTAGTGTCAACCCTAATAGAACATTTGTATTAAGTAAACGATTAAGACCGGTTGATAAAGAAGGAAAAGAAGACAAAGTTGGTTTTGAGAAAGATTAACATTGACATTTAAGTCAATCTATGTTATATTATAAACAAATAATTTAAGGAGATATTATGCAAGAAGTGAAGTTATTAAGACTATCTACAGGCGAAGATGTAATTGCTAAAGTAGGTGAAAACGATCAAGGTGTAAGTTTACATAAACCATTTGTAATCATACCACAACAATCAGCACCAGGACAACCAATACAATTGATGATGTCGTTGTATAATGCTTTTGGTAAAAGTGATACGATCACAT